TTCATGTATGATGATAATGGAATCTATCTTGGCAGCCACAATGATGGAGTAATAGTCTATAATAATGCCACTGATCGGGTTAAATTTGCAAGATCTGCTGGTGAAATAGAAATTGATGCTGTACCAGTTGCACTTAAACATTCTAATAGTACAAAATTAACAACAACTGGTGCTGGTGTGTCAGTTACAGGTATTGTCACTGCAACTAGTGCAATTATTGGAGCAGGTTCATCTACCAATAGTGTCGAATCGCCAGCACTGACATTATCACATAATAATCCAACAGTTGTCGGTACATCTGGAACCACAGGTGAAATAAAACAGATTGGTGGTGCTCCTTTCTTTTATGATGGAGCTGTTTGGAGAGAGTTTGTCCTTGCTACTGGAACACCAGTCACAAGACGAGAGGACAGTGATTGGGATAATGTAATGCTCCGTTTGGACTTTGAAGATAGTACTACTAATATTGGTGATATTGAGAATAAAAAAGTTCTTGCAACTGGACAGGATCAGAAACCTGATAATGTACAGACAGCAGACTGTGATTTAACTGGATCTCCAGTTAAGTATGGATCCCAGGCACTTAGATTTACTGGTGCCGGCACTATGCCATTCGCTTGGATTAATAGAATTGATAGTACAAATGATAAGTTGTTTGACTTTGAAGGTGCATGGACGATTGAAATGTGGATATATGTAACTGATACTCCCAATGTATCTGAAATATATCCAATCGTATCTGCATCAGAGATTAACACCAGTCCCACGGATGATTGGTCATTATTAATAATGAGGAATTCTGGGACTACAGATATCAGATTTAGATGGTACAATGTCGCGGATGGTGATAGTATATCTGATACTACTCCAGGAGTAATACTTGGAGAATATAGTAATAGTACTATAGTGAATCAGTGGAATCATATTGCTCTCGTTAGAGATGGTAGTGATAGTACAATGCACTTTTATCTAAATGGGGTGGAAGCGAGTGGAACAAGTGGATCTGGTGGCACAGTAACAGACACTAATGTTCAATGGGGTGGTACAAATGAATATACTTCCTTTGGATATCATTATAAACTTGCTAACGCTACTAACCACTATGCCAAAATGGTAATAGATGATGTTAGAATCTCCAAATCTGTGAGATATACCTCTAACTTCACTCCCCCATCGGCAGCATTACCAATTGCTGGAACCGCATCTACAGTTTATACACCACCAGGCAGTAAACAAGGTGAAATTGCTCTTGGTAATTCGCCAGCATGGACTGGAATGTCTGGAGTTACTGCTTCAAAAATTGGATCAGGTCATTACAGAGCAACATTTTCTTCTGCTTTTAGTAATGCCAGTGATTATGTCATTACTACCAGTATGAATGACCATATACCTTCGACTACAGCTGTTGGTATTGGTGTTACTAGATATACGGGTTATGCAGACTTCATTGTAAGTAGAGTAAGTGACAGTGTTGGCATAGATTCGGGTAGTCTGGCAATTAACCTCATTAAAAAGTGATCTCTATCCTTAATAAATAACAAAAAAGTCCAAATAAAATGGCTGCTATTATAACTGATCAAGTTAGAATATTAAACGCGAAAAATTTTGTCGCAGGAATTGCCAATGCAAGCAATTCCTATTATTCTTTTGTCGGACTTCCAAATCCGACAGATTATGAATCAACATGGAATGATAATCCCCCTTCACCGAAAGATAATTTTGATGAAGAGAATGGTTATTGGAATACCATGATCGCAATGAAGCGGATTAATTCTACCGATGTTAGGCAGGTTATTCCTAGAAGGGTCTGGTCTTCGGGTACTACTTATGATATGTACCGCCATGATTATAGCAGATCAAATACTGCTCCAGTTTCAGGATCTACTAATTTATATACCTCAAACTTCTACGTTTTAAATAGCGATTATAGAGTTTACATCTGCCTCCAGAATGGTACTAATCCAGAAAATACTCTTGGTAGACCATCATTAGATGAACCAACATTTACTGACTTAGAACCAAAGGCAGCTGGAACCAGCGGTGATGGTTATATTTGGAAATATCTTTACACTATTAAACCAGCAGATATCACTAAATTTGATTCTACCGATTTTATGCCAGTCCCTACGGATTGGAGCACTAGTAATGATACATCATTAGTCAGAGACAATGCTGTAGATGGATCAATTAAAATTGTAAATATAACTAATCGTGGAGTTGGATTAGGAACAGCAAACCTTACTTACACCAGAGTTCCTATTAGGGGAGATGGAACTGGTGCAGAATGTACTATTACAATTGATGGTGACTCTAAGATTGATTCAGTCACCGTATCTTCACAAGGATCTGGATATACTTTTGGGACGGTTGATATTGAGGCTGGCGGAGTTCCTTTAGGAACCACAAGACCAGTTTTTGATGTCATAATTCCTCCACAAGGTGGTCATGGAGCAGATATCTATAGAGAACTGGGTGCATATAGCGTATTGATGTACTCAAGACTTGAAAGTGACAATGAAAATCCAGACTTTATTACAGGTAATCAGTTTGCAAGAATTGGTATTGTAGAAAATCCCCTTTCTCCTGCTGGAGGATCTGTTTTAACCGTAGATAAAGCAAGTGCTGTTACTGCTTTAAAATTGACTGGAGTTGGATATAGTGAAGCAACCTTCACTGCAGATTCCTTTGTTACCCAAACTGTTGGAACTGGTGTTACTGCTGTTGGTAGAGTTGTAAACTATGATCAAAATACTGGAGTTCTCAAACTCTGGCAGGATAGAAGTGTAGCAGGATTTACCAGCACAGGTATTGGAATTACTAATCCAACCTATGGATATCTTTTAGAGAATTTTACTGGAAGTCCTACAGGAACTGGAACCCTTACTATTACTCCAACCACAGGTCTGCAATTAAGTATTGATAGTGCATTTAGCGATAACAAAACGACGATAAATAATCGTACATATTATCTTGGAATGGATTTCACTACAGGTGTTGCATCCCCAGAGGTAAAACAGCATTCTGGAAATATTATATACGTAGATAATAGACCATCTATTACAAGATCGTCAAACCAAAAAGAAGACATAAAAGTTATCTTGCAGTTCTAAAGAATTATGCCACAGCAGACGAACCTCAACGTAGCACCATATTTTGACGATTTTGATGCGACGAACGATTACCACAAGGTGCTTTTTAAACCTGGATATCCTGTCCAGGCAAGAGAACTAACGACTCTGCAGTCTATTCTGCAGAATCAGGTAGAAAAGTTTGGTCAACACTTTTTCAAAGAAGGTGCCAAGGTTATACCAGGTAACACTGGATATTCTCAATTATATTATGCCGTTCAACTAGCGAATAACTTTCAAGGAGTTCCTATTGAGGCATATGTTGATCAGTTAGTCGGAACGACCATTACTGGTCAAACTTCTGGTGTTACCGCTGTTGTTGACAGTGTTCTTTCCGCTGCAGATTCGGAGAGGGGCAATGTAACACTTTACATTGCATATCAAGGTTCCTCTACAGCAGACAATACAACTCAAACATTTAGTGATGGAGAGTCTTTAACTTGTAATACAGTTTTAGCTTCAGGATTATTAGGAAATTCAACAATCCCAGCAGGAACTCCTTTTGCAAATACCATACCAGCAAATTCGACTTCAACTGGATCCGTATTTCAAATTGAAAACGGCGTATATTTTATTCGTGGATATTTTGTAAATGTAAACAAAGAATCTTTAGTTTTAGATCAATATTCAAATACTCCTAGTTATAGAATTGGTCTCTTTATTAATGAAGAGATTGTAAACGCAAATACTGATGAATCTCTAAATGATAATTCTCAAGGATTTAATAATTATGGCGCTCCAGGTGCAGACAGACTTAAAATCTCAGTAAGTTTATTTAAAAAATCTCTTGATGATTTTGATGATGACAACTTTATTTTACTAGCGACAGTTATTAATGGAGTTCTCCAAACACCATCTAGAAGAGGAAGTGCGAGAGGTGATGGTGCGGTTTTCTTTGATGATCTTGAAGATGTCTTAGCAAGAAGAACTTATGACGAAAGTGGACATTATATTGTAAAACCATTTAATGTAAATATCGTAAACTCTCTCAATAACAATCGTGGAAATCAAGGATTATATGAAGAGGGACAATTTACTGCTGCTGGATCTACTCCTAGCCCAGATTTAGCAATTTGTAGAATATCTCCAGGTAAAGCATACGTTACTGGTTATGAAATTGAAACAATAAGTCCCGTTTTTATTGATGTACCAAAACCAAGAACAACAAGAACTATCGAAAATCAGTTCTTCCCATACAGCACTGGTCCAACATTAAAATTAAATAGTGTATATAGATCACCAACAGTCGGAGTTGGTAATACATATATCCTCAGTTTAAGAGATCAAAGAGTTGGAGTTAACTCTGAAACTGCTCCAGGAAAAGAAATTGGACTTGCTAGGGTATTTGATTTCCGATTAGAATCGGGATCATATAATACATCATTCCCTCAGGAAAATGAGTGGGGAATGTCGATGTATGATATTCAACCTTTTACAGAACTTACTGTTAACAGTCCTATTGAATTAACAATCCCTGCATATGTCGAAGGAAATAGCAGTGGAGCAACTGGTTTCTTAAGAAGTCCAGTTCAAACTGGAACTGCATTGACAGTGTATGATCAGAAAGGAAAATTTGTCAAAAATGAAGTCCTTGTTTTTAGAAGTGGTATTTCAACTCAAGAAACCACAAAGAATAGAGTTGTAACTGATATATCTTCTTTTGGTATCTCTGATGTAAAATCCGTTTATTCAAATACGGGTATTGTTTTTGGTCCAAATGGATCAGCGATTTCGGGTATCAACACCTTTAGTGCAAACGTTGTTCAAACTCCAAAACTAACCATAGGAGTAGCGTCTGTTACTACTCTCAGTGGGGTTAGTACTATTTCTAGCGCAAATGCACTATTCCCAGGTGATATAAAGGTTAATAACTTACTTCAGTATTCAGATTTATCAACTTCTGAAGATCCAATTTTAGCTAGAGTTGTAGGAGTTACAACAACACAAGTAACCGTTGTTGGAGTAACAACAGTTGCTGGAGTTGCAAATGGAAAACTGCCTACAACAGATTTTGCAGCATCGGATCTTAAAATTGTTAGCACAGAATTAGATTCTTCCTCTGATACAACTTTCTATACACAGTTGCCGCATGAAAATGTCGCTGTTGTTGATTTAACTGAAGCAGAACTGATAATTAGAAAGGTATTTACAGTAAATATTGAAAATAATCGATTAAGTTCTACAAGTGCATCAGCAATAACTTTACCAGAGGGAGAAGTTTATCTTTCGTATTCAGATGAAAGATATTCTCTCATTAGATCTGATGGAACAACAGAACCATTGACTGCTGATAAATTCTCATTCTCTTCAGATCTTAGAGAGTTGCAGATTAGAGGTTTAGGATCTAACAATGAAGATGCTCAACTTATTGTTACTGTCAGAAAAAATAACGTAAAAGCAAAGAAAAAAATTAAGAATAGAGTTAAGTCTTTAGTTGTTGATAAATCCATAAATCCAGCTTCTGGAATTGGATCAACAACATCAAATGATGGATTATCCTACGGTGATTATCCATTTGGAACTAGAGTTCAAGATAGTATAATCTCTCTTAATGTTCCAGATATTATTGAAATTCATGGAATATATGAAACAGAAAATGTCAATCTAACAGATGCCAATTTTGGTGCTCCTGAAATGGTTCTTACCCAGTTAAATGGTCCTAGTGCCTCAACTGGAGACATGATAATTGGAGAATTGATTGTTGGTCAAACCAGTGGTGCAGTTGCTGTATTTGCAGAAATTAAAAACTCTACTACTTTAAGATATATTCCTAAAAATAATTTTAAATTTGTTGAAGGAGAAACCGTAGTATTCCAGGAAACTTCTATCTCTGGTGGCGTAAGTAGTCTGAATACTACTTCTTTCAATATCTCATCCAATTATACTTTTGCATCTGGACAGAGAAGCACAATTTATAACCATGGATCTTTAACTAGAAAAACTGATTCTGAGTCTCCAAAAAATAAGATAAAAGTATACTATAAGAGTGCTTCATTTGATGCTTCAGACGATGGTGATATCGTTACAACCGAATCTTACAATGACTTCGATTACTCTACTGAAGTTAAAGCAATCAATGGAGTATTGAATACAGATCTCATTGATTTAAGACCAAGAGTTAGCGATTATACTGTATCCGAGGGTTCTAGATCTCCTCTAGAGTTCCTTGGAAGATCTTTCAATACAACAGGAAATTCAGTTCCAAATATTCTTGCATCTAATGAGACAATCTTCTTAGATTATGCATATTATCAGGGAAGAGTTGATAGACTTTATCTTCATAAAGATGGGAAGTTCCAATTAAAGTTTGGAACTCCATCAGATGATCCAAGAAGAGCAAGACCAGAGTCACCTGATAATGCAATTGAAATTGCTGAGATAGAATATCCACCATATCTCCATAATGTACAACAAGCATCCATTAGATTCTTGAAGTACCAGAGATATCAGATGAAAGATATCAAAAAACTTGAGGATAGAATTAGAAATTTAGAGTATTACACTCAACTTTCTATGTTGGAAACAACTACAGCAAATCAGTTCATTCCTGATGGTAATGGTCTTAATAGATTTAAGTCTGGTTTCTTTGTAGATAATTTTACATCTTTTGGCACCCAAGATTTAAGACTGGGTAAAAAGAATAGTATTGATCAGACAAATCAAATTCTTAGACCAATACATAGCACCAACACATTTACATTAATGCCTGGACCTGTTGTTGATGTAGATACAACTGCAGACAAGAGGACTTCTGCTATAGAGGGAAGCAATGTTAGAAAGGATAATGATATTATTAGTCTTGATTATTCTGATGTTGAATACATATCACAAACTTTTGCAACTAGAACTGAAAGTGTAACTCCTTTCTTAATTAGTTTCTGGCAAGGTACTATTGAACTTGTTCCTTCATCTGACAACTGGGTTACTCAAAATAGAACAAAAGCAAGAACTATTGATACTATTGGCAACTATTCTCAGATTATGTCTGAGGCTGAAGAAAAGTATGGTGTTGATCCAGAAACTGGATTTGCTGCCGAAATATGGAATTCTTGGGAAACAAATTGGTCTGGTACTTTCTCAACAGAGTCCCGTACTAGAACTGATGAGACTTCATCTAGTCGTACTTTTGGTCGCGGTGGATGGATCAATGGTGGTAGTGGTGGACCTGCTGCTTGGGTTCAGCAAACTACTACTCAAACAATTGAGCAGGATGTAACTGATACGATTGAAAGTGGAACTAAGTCAAGATCCGGTACACAGTATCAGGTTGTTGAAACTTTTGAACAAGTTTCTGTTGGTGACAAGGTTCTTAGCACCGAAATTATTTCTACAGTAAGATCAAGAAATGTTGAATTCTATGCAGCGAACTTAAAACCGAGCACTAGAATCTATGCTTTCT